ACAACAAGCATTATGAGAAAGAATCCGAAGCCGCCGCTCAAGCGTATCTGTGGTGGAAGGCCCCCCCAAAGGAGCGTGAGGCATGAGCATTAGGATTCGGTTTAGCCCGCCTGATCGATACGATCCCAATATCCCCGCGGGGGAATTGTGTGGGGAATGTCTTTTTGTGACGAGGCGCGTGTTTCCGACCGACTGCGCCGTTTGTCGAAAGTACACTGCCGATGGCAGGGGCGAAGTCGCCTGGCTCAAGATGAACCTCACCGAACCCGATGTTCCACTTCGGTGTCTTAAATGCCGTGAGGATTACCCCTATGGCGGTAGTGTGATTATTGTCGCAAAGGAGCGTGAGCCATGATGGAGATACCGGCAGGAAAGTGGTGCGAGGACTGTAGGTTTGGGCATTGGTGTGGTGATGATTTCGTCTGTGTGCTGTTTCTCCGGTATGAGTGGCCGCAGATTACGTTTGGAGATCGTCTCCCTGAGTGTCTTTCCGCCTATCCCAACGGAGCAACGGTGACGATCACGGCAAAGGGTACTCCATGAAGCGTTATCGTAGGCGTCAGCACCTGAACCATTGGTGTGCGTGGCATCTTTTCTCGTGGGCTTGGATGAATTACGGCCCCAACGTCGCGATGTGGAATCGAGCATATCAAGGGTTGCCCATGAAACGGAGAGGAACCTGAGCAAGTAACCCTAAATCGCAGTAGCCCCGGCAAGGGCTGGAGGTGGCGAATTGAACAGCGTAGTATTCAAGCGCAAGGTATCGGGTGAAGTTGTGCGGGTCGAAGAGATCCCTCGAATCAAACCCAAAATCAAGAAGATCAAAAAGCCGCTGACTCTCGCAGCCAAGAAGCGAAAGGCAGACAAGGCAGAGGGCAATCGGCTGACGGTCGAAAATGACCAGATTCTTCGAGCCCTGGCAATCATGCGGGATGGGCGTTGTGTCATACCCGACTGTCCTCACCCACTGGACAGTTTGCAGATATCCCATATCTATGCCAAGGAGCAGGTTCGGTATCCTTGGATGCGCTGGATGTTACCAAACGTAGAAATGCGCTGTTGCTGGCATCACAAGTATGGCCCAGGGAGTCCGCATAACGACCCCGGGGGATTTGCTGAATGGGTACGGCACCTCCCGACATGGCGCACAGAATGGCTGGCATTGGAAGCAGCCAACAGGCGGGATGGCAAGTCGCTGGAGTTCAAGCGGGAAACCAACAAGAACCTCCGGAAGCAGTTCTTCGAGACGACCGGCAGCAAGTGGGGGGAGTGATGGAACCCACAATCTGCGCGAAGTGCAAGTACTATACCGCAGCCATTCACTCGTTTGGTGGCCTCATTCCTATCGATTTTCCGGCGTATTGCTGGCATAAACCAGGCGAACCGAGTCCCGATTATGTTACTGGAAAACCGAAATGGCTAGGACCGGTAAGGTGTTATCAGAAAAACCTTGGGTCGTGTGCTGATTATGAGTTTAAGCCGCCCGAGCCACTATTTACGATTGCTCAAGATAAGCCCCGCAAGCATTGGTGGCAGAAATGACTGGTGATCAGTTCAAGCCTATCGACAAGCCGTATTATCGCCAATGGCAGAAAGGTCTTGAAACGCTTCAGAAACCCACCAAACCCTCCAAGGCTAAGCCCCACAAGAAGGGCAAGAAGAAGGCGAAGCAATGACTGACACTATTCTGCAGGGCGATGTCCGTTCCTGTCTGAAGCAGCTCGAGGATGGCCCTGTTCAGTGTTGCATCACTTCACCACCATATTGGGGTTTGCGGGATTACGGCTGTGACGGTCAAATCGGTCTTGAACCAACCCCCGAAGCCTACGTTGCCGACTTGGTAGAAGTGTTCCACGAAGTCAAGCGCGTCCTGCGGGATGATGGAACGCTGTGGTTGAACTTGGGAGACACCTATGCGAGTGCATGGGCAAGCGGCCGACGCAACGTTATTGGGAATGGAAGTAGGGACAATCGCATCAATCGGATGAGTGACGGATTGAAAGAGAAAGACCTTGTTGGCATCCCGTGGATGGTCGCCTTTGCCCTGCGAGCAGACGGCTGGTATTTGCGGAACGACATCATCTGGAACAAGCCCAACCCTATGCCGGAGAGCGTGACAGATCGCTGCACCAAGTCCCATGAGTATATCTTCCTGCTGACGAAGAACGAGAGGTACTACTACGATGCAGAAGCAATCAAGGAAGAGGGGAGCACGGTATGGAACAGCAGCGAGAAAATGGTCGGCAAGGTTCTCGCAACACAAAACGGTGGCTTGAAGCGTCCAGACAAAGAACAGACTGGTCGCAACAAGCGTGATGTCTGGACGGTTGCCACTCAACCTTGTACCGAGGCTCACTTTGCCACCTTCCCGCCGAAACTGATTGAGCCGATGATTCTGGCAGGGAGCAAGGAAGGTGATGTTGTTCTCGATCCCTTCATGGGGAGTGGCACAACGGCTATTCAGTGCGTCAGACTGCATCGGCACTATCTCGGATGCGAACTGAATCCAGCATACGTGAAGATGGCAGACCGAAGAATAGCGGATATGATTGGACCGCTGTTTGAGGCGTCCATATGATTCCCTCGACCGCATTTATCCTTGGTGGGATTGTCCACGATGCGGTGGTTAGGGCGGGGTATGGGATCATTTCCAACCGCAGCCCGTCTTGTGCCGAAATTGCCGGAAATGGGAATTGGGAGATGCTTCGGAGGGCCTGCAGGCGCTTTGTTTTCCGGGATCACTCTGGTCGCTCTTTTGACCACGTGACAATCGTGGTTCGGAGCGAAAATGGGACAAGGGAATTGCGGGATGTCGGCTTGAATCAGGTTCGACGGGCCCCGTTACCTGCGACCGATTTTCACTGGAAGCCATCGACAAGAGAGTTCTATGGGGTCTATCCGCGCGGGGGTCAGTTTCGGGCCAGGATCAAAGTGTGGGAGAGTGGCTGGAGACGAAACATCTGCCTGGGAACCTATGCCACTGCGATAGAGGCTGCGGTTGCTCGTGAGGCCTATGTCATCGAGCATGGGGTTCATGCCCCGCTGAACTTTCCGGTCCTTGTGAAAACGGCTTAAATAGTGGGTGCTGGCTTGACTTAGGGTCCTTTCGGTAGTAAAATAGCTCCGCGAATGGAAAACCGCGTAGCTCTGCACCGGCAAGTGCGAGACAATGAACCTCTATCGAAAATATCCATATCTTGTGACCATACCCCCTGCTCATTGGCGGGGGGTTTTGGCATATCTATAGAAGAATTAAGGAAAACGGCGAGTGGAACTTCCAATCGGGACGTCAGGGTACAGGCTGTGCAAATAAAGCGCGCTTGGAGCGTTCGACTCGCCCCGTCCCGGACTCCGCTATGGGTTGACATAAGGGTATTGCCATGACCACGCTTCTTGAGGGTGATTGCCGTGAACGCATGAAGGACCTTCCCGACAACAGCGTGGATAGTATCGTCACCGATTCTCCGTATGAACTAGGTTTCATGGGTAAGAAGTGGGATCGTTCGGGAATTGCTTACGACCCCGCTGTCTGGACGCAATGCTTGCGTGTCCTGAAGCCTGGCGGTTATCTGCTCTCCTTTGGTGGCACTCGCACTTATCACCGCATGGTCTGTGCCATTGAGGACGCAGGGTTTGAGATACGCGATGAAGTGCTGTGGATCTATTCTACTGGCTTCCCGAAGTCGCTGGACATCAGCAAGGCGATAGACAGGCTCGCTCCAAGGGTTGGAATGTTTGATGCTTTTGCCACGCATTTTTTGGAGCGGTTATCGGCATCTGCTTTATCACAGAAAGATGTAGCCGCATATTTCCCAAGCAGGACGGGCGGGTTGACTGGCTGTGTGTGGAATTGGGCGAATGGGGCCAATGTTCCGACATTGAAACAATGGCAGGTTCTTCAACCCCTGCTCGGTCTATCGCCTGAATGGTTGCCTTTGATTGAGCGTGTGGAAGCTGAACGTGAAGTGGTGGGGCGACGTGAAGTTCCGATTGGCCATGCCTTTGCTGGCCCAGTTTATGGTGGCGATAGTTCTAGCAAGGGCGTGGATGTTACTATCCCCTCCACTCCCGCTGCCAAGCAATGGCAAGGTTGGGGTACTGCCCTGAAGCCAGCCCATGAACCCATCTGTCTCGCCCGCAAGCCCTTGGAAGGCACGGTCGCCGCCAACGCCCTGAAGTATGGTGTGGGGGGACTGAACATTGACGGGTGCAGGGTGGGGGTTGATGATGGCGATTCTAATATCCGAGTCAATCCTACAAAGTCCAATGGACTGAACTCTTGTTTTGGCATTGGCGACGTTAGTTATGCTAGGGGACCAGCAGTGCTTGGTCGTTTCCCCGCCAACCTCATCACCGATGGGAGTGAGGAAGTGGTCAAGATGTTCCCGCAGACGGGGGCAAGCAGGGCTAATTTGGTTGATGATGAACGAAGAAACGAAAGCGGTGCCACTTGGATTGGCTTTGGTGGCAGACGTGACCCCAGCAATAGCCATAATGACTTTGGCGGTTCCGCCGCTCGCTTCTTCTACTCTGCCAAAGCATCACCACAGGACAGGAATGAGGGGCTGGACGTTCGCAATGGGCATCCAACGGTCAAGCCCGTTGATCTGATGTGTTACCTCTGTCGCCTGATTACTCCGAAAGGGGGAACGGTTCTTGACCCCTTCATGGGTTCAGGTTCCACAGGAAAGGCGGCACAGATGGAGGGGTTCAACTTTATCGGGATAGAGCTTGACCCTGAATACTTCAAGATCGCCAAGGCAAGAATTGAGGATGCCGACAACCTGTTTGTTCCAGAGAAGGTGATGACATGAATCTGGGCATAGAAGATTGCTTGACGTGTCCCGAACATGGGCATTGCAGCATGGAATACATGGGCGGCGAGTCGAAGGTTATGACCGCACTTGAAATGGACGCCATCATGGGCGGGATGGAACTGGGGCAGAATCAACTTGCCGGAGCATGGGAAGCAAAAACCGAAGTCCGCAAGCAACTCGGCCTGATCCTTACGGCAGAACACGACAAAGGACATGCAGATTATCTGATCTCAGAAAGCCCCGAAGGGGTCGAGTATTTCAGGTTCGCTTTGCGGCAACTTGCGGTGATGGAAAGTATCATAGAGACAGTCCACCCGATTTTCGCGGAAGCCAAGCAGCGGGCCGATGATGTCTATGCCGCTCGGGGCAGCCGAGGAAACTGACGTGAATATGGACGGGTTGCCATGAAATTGCGAATTGGTCGGCCCTCTCCCTATTCGGTAAATACTCACCCGGCTTTTGCGGGGTATTTAGCGCGGGAAGGAAAGACTGAAGAAGAAATTGCGGCGCTGCTTGGCGTGACTGCAAAAACTATTTTTAATTGGAAGAATGCGCACCCTGAGTTTTTACTGGCCTTAAAGCAGAGCAAGGAAGAAGCCGATAGCGTTGTAGAGCAGTCGCTTTATCAGAGGGCCATTGGAATAAAGGATGCTAAGGGAGACGTGACCGCCTGCATCTTTTGGTTGAAGAATCGACAGCCGGCCAAGTGGAGAGAAAAGCAGGAAGTGGAAATGCACTTTACCGCCGATGCCATTCGCCTAGAAATTCAGAGGGCGATTAAATGAATGTCGATCGGGTGTGTTCTATCCTAGAGCATATCGGTCACGTCCGGACACAGGATAGGGGCATTATTCCGCTTGTTCTGTTCCCTTGGCAGCGCATGTATATCCATGCAAAGCTTGAACATAACCTCGTGGCACTCTTGAAGTCGCGCGAAATTGGTAGTTCAACGATTGCAACAATTCTGGATACCTTTCTTGCGATGGTTTATGGCGGCGATGATGGAATTGCCTCGTATAAAAAGGAAAGTGCAAAGGCACTCTTTGAGGTTGCTGACGTGTTCCTTGATAATCTGCCTGAGCCGTGGAACCTTCTAGCCAAGCGCACCAAGGATACCGACTTTCACATGGTGTTGGAAAATGGAGCGCATATCACCGCATTCGAGATGTCACCTACGGTAGGGCGCTCTTTCCGTGCCAAGCGCCTAGTTCTCTCCGAGGTCGCGTTCTGGCAAAACCCGCGGGAAAGCTGGGAGGCCATTATTGGAAGCGGTGTTGTGGGTACAAGCATTGTTGCCGAATCTACTCCCAATCCCGGTCCTGAAGGTGCGTTGTTCGAGTCGCTGCTGGATAATCCCGGATGGCATAGGATGGAACAGGACTATCATGGCAATCCGGCTCATACGCCCGCATGGAAAGAAGCGAAATTGGCAGAATTGGGTGGCGATGAGGCTCGTTTTGCTCAGGAATATGAGTGTTCGCTGGACAAAGCCAGTACGTCTCAATCAGTTATTCCTTTGCAAGCGATTCGTGACGCGATGACGAGAGACATGCTCGAAGGCTTGCCTGTCGTGATCGGCGTTGATGTTGCGCGGTTCGGAGACGATCGCTCTGTCATATCAATCGCTAAGGGTCGCAAGGTGTTGTCCCAGATTATTCTCCGGGGGATGGATACTCAGCAGTTGGCCAAGCGCGTCTATGATGAATCCCTGTTGCACCATGCTGAGACCATTAACGTGGACGTGATTGGCGTGGGCGGGGGCGTGGTAGACGCGCTGAATGAAATCGGGGCGCAGGGGGTCAATGGCGTGAACGTCGCTAAACCGGCCTGGAACAACGACAAGTATGCCAACCTGAAGGCCGAACTGTGGTTTTCCCTGAGACAGCGGATGCTTGATGGGGAGATTTCTATCCCAGATGATAAGGATTTGGAGCGGGAATTGATGGTCAGTTACAAATATAACCTCGTTGGGAAAATTGTCATCGAACCCAAAGACTCTGTCAAGAAGGTCCTTGGCAGAAGTCCAGACATGGCCGATAGCCTTGTCCTTGCATTTGCACCAAGAATGGGCTGGATAGCTTAGATGGAGGCGGGCGAATGAGCTGGTTAACGCGACAATTCGGCATTGGAGTACAGAAGAAGACCGTAGCAACGGACGATATTATGAGCGTGGTCTTTGCCAATGAGGGCAAGACCCTTATCACTTCTGCCCGCTCTGCGATGGAGAAAAGCGTCTGGGTCTATCGCGCTGTCAATACGGTCTGTACGCGCATCGGCTCCCTTCCTTGGGATCTCTATCAAGGCGATAAGGTTGTCGCGGGCAAATCGGCAGTCTTGAAGCGGCCGAATCCGTATCAGACCTCGACGGAGTTCATTGAGCAGCTTGTCGTGTGGCAGTTACTCAAGGGATATGGGATTGGCTATGCCGAACCCCTGAACCTGCGGGCGCTCGATGCCGATATGGTCAAGACGGTTCAGGGAAGGGTCCTGCAGTGGGATGGCAAACAATGGAATCAGCTTGATGAGAAGCGGATTGTCGTCTTTCCCAACTTCTCATTGTCTGGCTGGCTTGGACTGAGCGAATTGAGCCCAGTAATCGATGCCGCCAATATGGATGAGAACGCGAAACAGGTGTGGAACAACCAGATGAGTTCGGGCGGTATGCTTTCAGGTCTTTTGTCGACCGACCAAAAACCTACCGAGCAGGAATTGACCGCCATTAAGGATAAGTGGATTGAACGATATGGCGGGATTGCGAAAGCTGGAACGATGGCCTTCCTTGGCGCAGGGTTCAAGTTCACTCAAATGGCCATCAATGCGGCCGACATGAGGATGCTGGAAGTTTCGAACGTGACCAAGAATGAGATTGGTACGGCATTTGGTGTCCCCGGCATCTTTCTTGGCGATATGGATTCAGTCGACTACTCCAACGCTCAGATTCAAGAGCGCATTCTCTACTCGAACACGGTCTGCCCGAAAGCCGACCGACTTGCCGACCGTATCACCACGTTCCTGCTTCCCCTGCTTGGTCTCAAGGGTCTCGAGTTCCGTTTCGACTACTCGGGCATTGAAGCATTGCAGGCGGACAAGCTAGAACGGGCACAGATTGATGAGATACAGATTCGAACGGGCAAGATGACAATCAACGAAGCCCGGCTGAGGGATGGCGAGAAACCCGTCAAGTGGGGTGACGCATGGTGGACGTCTGCCATGAATACGCCCGTAACGACTGCTGAGATTATCGAGCCCGAACCTGGGCCTCCGCCCGCTCCGGTGCCTATAGAAGAGCCAAAGGCATTAGGGAAGGGATTACATACGCCCGAGGCGAGATTGTTCATCGCCAAGGCATTTCTTGCCAAGACGGGCATTCAGGAAAAGAAGTTTGCCCAGGCGACGATGCGAGGGTTCAACAAGCAGGAGAAACGAGTCGTCGAATGGATTGAGGGTAAGGGTTTCAGTCTTGCCTTTGAAATAGTCGAGGATGCAAATAAGGATCCGCGGAATCATTGGAAAGCGATTATGCCCGCTGAATTATTGAAGACTGAGGACCTGATTGACAACTGGCATGCGCTCTATATCGCCTTTGGGATGCAGAGTGCAGAGGAGATTGCTGCTCGCTACAACTGGACCGCCCCTGACGGCTCGGCAATCCTGGCTTGGATTAAAAAGCAGGAACGGGCCCATTCAAAATATGTCAACGACACGACTGCCCAGGAGATTGACAAGATCCTCTCTGACCTTCGGGCAGAGGGCGCTTCGATTCCCGATATGGTGAAAGCCACGAAGGAATACTTTGGCGGGATTGCATACCGGGCAGAACGTGTCGCGCGGACAGAGGTCATCTCGGTCAACAATATGGCGGCCCAGGAGACCTATGTCGAGAATGGGGTCAAGGAGCATGAATGGCTGGCGACGGATGATGACCGGACAAGAGACGATCACTTGGCTGCTGATGGCCAGGTCCGGGGGGTCAATGAGCCGTTCGATGTTGGAGGGGAACAGCTGATGTATCCCGGCGATCCGAATGGAAGCCCGGGCAATACGATCAATTGCAGATGTGCAATTCTGCCGGTGATTTAAGGAGGGCGGCATGGATATGAAGCGGCTGTATTTCCCCGTGGTCAAGGGTCAAACGATTGGGAATATCGCCTCAGCTACGATTACTACAAATGATCTTGACCGACAGGGTGAAATTGTCGAGCCGGACGGAATCAGTCTGACTCATTATCTTGCCAATCCCGTGGTTCTTTATGGTCATAACTATGGTGGGATTGAGTCCATCCCTGTAGGTCGCGCTGTTTCGATGGAGATTTACCACGAGGGCGACAAGAAGAGCCTCAAGGCAGATTGGGAATGGCAGGCCGATGATGTGACGCCTCTCATTTCTGCCGTCAAGAAGTCGTGGGAGCGGGGCTTTCTGAATACGGTCTCTATCGGTTTTATGGCTGCAGAATACGAGGATAACGTAATTGCCAAGTCTGAGCTCTTGGAGTTCTCGATCTGCCCAATTCCCGCGAATCCCCAGGCTTTGCGCTTGAATGGGTTTACGGATGAAGAAGTCAAGGCACTCGCAGTGGAGCCGACGCCTGCAGATTTGATTGCCGATCTTGAGGCGCTTCTGCCCGGGATGATTACGAAGCCTGAAGATACGGGCGGCAAGTATATCCGCATCCGGGTTCGTGATCCTGGCGATTTCCAGGAGGGGACCCTGCGAACGGTGACCATTTCAGCAGAGCAGGGCATCCTGAGCGTCATGGGCAAGCTGAAAGGCGAGAGCACCATGACCTCGCAGAACTTTATGTTTGAGAAGGCGAAGGGATGGGATTTGGAAAAGGCTCGCGCTTGGATTAAGGCCCACGATTATACCGAGCGAGCGCTGGACCGCGATTTGCTCCAAACTTGTGTTGATTCGCTCACCGCATTGTTGAAAGCCTCGGGCAAGAGTGCGTCAGGAGACGCGCAGCCTGAACCTGAAACATGGCTGGAAGCGTTACACAGAGCACTTGTAAAGACCTGAGGAGGTCCGAAGTGGCTGATATTGATATAAAGCAAGAGGTTATTGACGGCGTGACAGAGAGGCTCAAGAAAGAGGGTCCCTTTGCCACCCGCGATGATGTCCACAACGAGATTATGGATGCACTCAAGACTGTGACCATTACCCCGAATCTTGATGCAAATGGTGAATTGACTCCAAAGCAGGAAGCCGAGGGCAAGGCCATGTGGTATCGCCAGGTTCTTGGCTATGGTGAAAACTGGGGAGAGAAGGGATCAAAGGCCGCAACGGGCGGATGGAGCACAGACGTTTCTCACTATGGCGCCGAGTTGATTCCCAGCGTTATAGCAAACGCTATTGTGGAAAAGCTAGATAATACCCCATTTCGCAAAGCAGTCACGGCCTATCCCTATTCTCCGAAGGGAACGGTGATCGCTGAGAATACGCTTCCCGCCGCCGTTCGCATGACAACGCGTGGAACTGCCGTTACGCAGGCAGATGTTGTGCACACCGAAATCAACTATGCAACCTTTGGGCTCATGGCTTGGGTGGGTATTGATAACAAACTTATTCGGGAAGCCACTCCCAATACCGTTGAATATCTTGAAAATGCAATGGTTCGCGCAATTGCACGTAAAGAGATTATTGAATGGACTATTGGAGTTGCCGCGAGCAAGGAAATGACGGGCATGACTGGTACCGCTACGGGCGTCAACTGTGTCTCCACTCACCTGACTGTCGCTGCGCTTGATGCGGTAGATATGCTTGCTCTATTCTGGTCACTTGAAGGAATGTATAGCGATGGGGCCGTATTCTTGGCACCAAATGCGACGTTGGCGAAGATTGCCAGCCTGAATACGACTACGCAGAAGTATCTGGATCTGGATACCTTCAAATTCATGGGGTTGATCCCGACGATCCGGATGCCTTCTGCCTGCTTTGCCGCGCCCGCCACCACAGTTCCTTGCGCATATCTTGGCGACATGAAGTATTACTACCTGTTCCAAGATGGCCCCATTACTATTGCCACCACGGATCAAGGCAAGACTGCGATGACGACAGATCAGACGTTCATTGCTGCGAATCTTTACTCTGATGGCCATCTGGTTCTACCGGAAGCCATCTCTGCCCTGAAGTACCTGACCTAGTTCTGAGTGAATTCTGGGGGCGGCTAAATACCGCCCCCACTGTGAGGTTTCGTGAAATATAAAGTGACAGACAAGATGCCGAAAGGTTCAGGGATGAAGCCCGGAGACATTGTGGAATATGACCCCGAAATGGGATCGGAATTTGTCTCAATGGGCTGGCTTGAACCCCTGGACATGGCCGAATTGAAGAAAGACACGATGATCAAGCACGCACGACATAAGGCGATATAGGGGGCGGGCATGGATTTAACGACACTCAAGCAATACTTAGGCCTTGACAGTACCGATACGTCCAGAGATACCTTATTCCAGAGTCTCGTCGATTCTGCCCTGCTTGCTATTTCCAACGAACTGGGTTACTCAGTCGCCGCTCATGCCGTGACGCAGCAGTCTGTCGGCTCATCGCAAATTGCGTTTACCGACCTTCCCGCGACCTCTCTTGTGGTGAAGTATCGTCCCGATTTGACGGTCATAGCGGGGACGGGAGATACGACCCTGACGGCATGGGTGGATTATTATGCCTTCGCACGTTACATCCAATTGAAATCTTATTACTGTACCGAGCCGCGCATCATCCTGACCTATAGCGCAGGATGGAGCATGCCACCCGAGCCGATTGAGCAGGCCATGAGGCTGTGGGTCAAGTATCACTTCAAGGGCTTGGACAAGTTGCAGGCAGGGGAACTCTCAGATACTCGGATGCCTCGCGAAATCGCCAAGCTAATTGAACCGTATCGCTCGCTGATGTTGCCGTGAATGTTATCGTCGAGATTCAAGGATGGGATGAATTGAATGCCCGCCTGGTCAAGATTGCCAATGGGTCGATGGAAGCCATGCGGCAAGGGGCATACAAAACCATGAGCAGGGTTGAACGGATGGCGAAGCAGCTCTGTCCGACCGATACGGGGAACCTGAAAACGTCTATCCATGCGGGAACGTATGATGATGGGGCGTATGCCTCGGCCGGCGGCGGGGGTGGACTCTCTGACATCAAGTATGCTCCTTATGTCGAATATGGCACGGGCATCTATGCCACAAAGGGAACGGGGGCAAAGAAGATCCCCTGGGTCTACAAGTCTGCGAAGTACGGATTCATCACGACCTCGGGCAACCCCGCACAACCCTTCTTTATTCCTGCGGTCGAGTCAGCCATGCCTTTCGCGGAAGCGGACATGAAAGAAGCCGTGGACAGACTTATCGAGGCGACATGACCGACATCTTGAACGCAGCAGTCACGGCGCTGAAACTCACGGCCTTCGAGACGCATGTCTATGAGGGATTCCCCGATTCGTTCATCGTTTATCCCGTCTGTTCAGTCATGGAGCGGGTCAAGATGGGGTCGGCAGCGGATGTGCATGAGTTGACCGTCAATGCATGGACCAAGGGGGATACACAGACTGTCAAGGACATCCTGCGGACACTGACCCTGAGTGGCCTTTCCACAACGATTGTTTCCATTGCGGATAGTATGCCGGTCGAGGATGGGGCGGGGATCACGGTCTATCCTCTGACTGCAATTTACACGGTCATCGGTATCGGCTCGGGGACGGGGACGGCGATTGTCTATCCCTCCCTGAGACCTCTTGAGATTGAAGTAGAGGCCGCTCTGCATTGCACCGGGGGGCTCACTATCTGGCGCATTGATACGGAAGGGGCAACCATCACAAGCCCTTGCGTCCTGTATTCGGTCATAGAGGACGTTCAGGCGTGGTGGACGGATTACTTGGTCACAATTGACCTCATTGTGGATGGAGAGCCTTCGAGTATCACCATCGGCGCCATCATAGCGAGCATCGAGACATTGACGCATGCTCGGCAACTCTCCTATGCCATTTCGCGTGACAAGGAGACTGGATATCACATTGCACACATGACCTTCGAGATCAAGCGTGCCATAGGAGAGTGACATGGCAGTAAAAACAATTACCGTACAGGATTCGAGCAGGACAGCTCTGCTGGACTATACCCTGGAGGCGATTGAGACGGACGGCATGAAGTTCCTCAATCCCTCTCCCGGCAGAGTGTTTCTCATCATCAAGAACATTGATGCCGCGGCGACTGTTGTGACCGTCGTAGGGCAGACGGCATGCGAGGTCGGGGTTGTCCACAGCATTACTGGTCTGAGCGTCGCTAACGGGAAGACGGAGATTGTCGGTCCGTTCAGTCCCTCTTATTTCAATGATGCGACGGGTTATGTCAATCTCACCATCACGGGAACAGAATCTAGTGGTGGGACGATAGCGGCCATTAAGCTGGCCTCGTAGGTGTGACATGGCACAATATGTTCGTGGATTCGCGACAGGATGCACCATTGCCGGGGTTACGGGGCCGATTCTGATTGACTTCAGCTATCGGGCAGTGGGTGGAACGACGAAGAAGCTTCTTGATAACCCGGGCACAGGACCGGCAGCTGAGACGAAATATGTTACCGCAGCCTATGAGGAAATGACCATCCGCTGTGCCTACGAGTCAACGACCCTGACGTCGGAAAATTGTATCGGGGATGCCAAGACCCTTTCGGTTACGTCCGACAATACCGCTCCGGCTACGATTACGGTTACGAACGGCATCATACAGGACTTCACGCTCGAGGGCAAGAAGGGCGACTGGGGAGTCTTGAGCATTACCACGAAGCTCGTGTACGTTCCGTAGGAGGTCAATATGGCAAAAGCTTATGATTTCACCTTTGCTCAGACGGGACTCACCGGACTCGCCACGATTATCGGCGAATCTTACACCAAATCGGGCAAGATCGGATCCCAGAAGGAACTGCTCGGCAATAGTTCCTCTGCGGTCGCGGATACCTATATGACCTCTCCGGCCGTGGAAACAACGACCGCCAAGGTGGCGTTCGGGACGCCGATTACTGCCCCCGTTACCCTGGTGGACACGGCGGTCACGCTTATGGGGACGGCCGGGACATGCAAGACCATCGTTCTTTTGGGCAAAGTTGATGACTGGTGGTACTACGACATCACGGTCGAGAAAGACTTGACCTTAACCTAGCATGTACTGTAGAGTTAAAGACTTAAAGCAAGCGTATAAGGACACGGGCCTCAATCTGGCCTATGCCTTTGACCCCGAGCACCTAGAGAAATTTAATCCTGCGGCTCAGGCATGGTTCATCTACTGGTTCCGCAGACAGAAAGACCCGACCGTCACGCTGGAAAGCATTGAGGGTTTTGAGGAACCGGAACTTGCGGAAGCAGTGCGTAGTTTTTTCCAGAAGCCGACCGAGACCACAACGCCGATGACTGGTTTGCCAATCTCTACATCGGTCTCGGTCGGCTCGGATGGAGTAAGTCCGATATCGATAACGCAGGTCTAGACGAAATTGCGGCCATAGCAAAACAATTGAATCCTGAGCAAGCGGCAATAGATGACCTGAATCTGCCATCGATTGAAGAATGGCATAAGCATCTGGCAGAACTAGAAGAGGCGAAACGTGGCGGATAGCGAACTCATAGTACGGCTTAGGGGGGAGAATGCAGACCTAAAGGCGAAGCTAGCAGAGGTCGCGGCCGCTTCTAAAGCCGCTGCCGGCTCTATGTCTGCTTCATTCAAGTCTGCCTTGGGCGCGATTGGCCCGGCTATCGGTATAGCATTTTCTGCCCGGGCCGTTATCAATTTTGCCAAGGAAAGCGTTGCGGCTTTTGCTGAAGCGGAGGCTGCGGCGGCGAGCCTGAAGAATACCATTGCCAATATGGGTGGAACCGAGATTCAGGGTGCCGGAATGCAGTTGTGGGTTGATTCCTTAGAAAGAATGTCGGGGTTCAAGGGAGACGAGCTTTCTAAGGCACTTGGAATGCTCATCGTTCAGACGGGTTCGGGGACAAAGGCGCAACAGGCCCTATCGGTTGCGATGGACCTAGCTGCCACTCGGGGAATGTCTCTCTCTGAGGCGGGGAACAAGGTCTACTTGGTTATGACGGGCATGACCCGTACGATGAAAGAGTTTGGCATGACGACTCGAGACGGCGCGACAGATATGGACTACTTGAAAGAAATGGGCGCGAAGATGGCGGGAGGGTTGGAAACCAATCTTACCACCGTGGATGGCAAACTTCGCATGGTGACAACCTCTTTTCACAATCTGAAAGAGGCGATTGGGGAAGCAATGGCCGAAACGGTTTCAGAGGGAGCTTCTGGCTGGACTAAGTTCTTTAATGGCATTGCAGACTCGCTCAATATCGGGGCCGATCTAAGCAAGATTTTTCCTGATCGGCCCGACCTTGTGGCCATGATGGAAAATCGCGGGAGAACTTACGGCGCGGCATGGCTTAAGGGATATATCGATACTGTCCAGGGGGCCGATAACTGGCTAGATGTGGGAATGAAAGGACAGCGCGCCCTGTCTTTTGGTGTTGATACCGGCGCCAATGAAGACGCCCTTAAGAAAATAGCAGAGGGGAATGCGGACCTAATCCATAAGATTTTTGACCTAAACCATACTGTGACTCAGGGGAAACTTCATGATATCGATCTTGAAGTTGCAGCCATGCGGAAGGCCGGGTATGACGAAGTACTTATTGCCACGTATGTGCGGGATGCCAAGAAAGCGATCTATGCGGATACCTTCAAGTCTGGCGTCTTCAAGTCCGCGTGGGAACCGATCTCGCTCATGGGCGGGAATCTTTCCGAGCTGACCAAGTATATCGGCAATCTGAGACAGGTTAATAGAGTCGTGCTGGCAGTAGAAGTCGAGGTCAAGGGCACGGGCGCGAAAGTGTCTGCGATTGACGCTAAGAAGATTGCCACTGTGGTTGCGCCGGTTGTCGCCGCAGCAGTCACTCATGGGCAGGGGTGGACGCCGGGCTCAATGGCGGCGCTGCGTGGAGCGGGAGGATAAATGAGCACACTAACGCGCGATAACACCGCAACGGGCACGTCCTTTCTCTCGGATACGGGCGATTCCCCGGTTGTCCTTGGCGGAACCGAGCTCGGTCTCAATGGCGGGATCGGATACTGCAAACGACACTATGAACGGAGCATCGAGGTACAGTTCCGCTCAGACGCTACTCTTTCCACGTTCTATGCCAACATGACAGATGCCAACGGCGGGGAAGTCATCGTGGATGGCATCACCTATTACCTTGCCGCTCCCTTCAAGCCCCGCTGGATTGAGGACGTGTATGACGGCTCCCATGTCTATGAAGGGATGCTTGAACTCATCAGGTGGGAATGAAGCTGATTCAGATCCCTTCTGACATCTCTATCATCGCCGGGAATGCCGGAGAACTTATCACCACGGGTCCAAGGCATCATGTCGTTATGGAACTGGATTATGGCTCAGACTTGTGGAGAGGCGGTTCTTGTTCTATCCGTTTATGGAGCCCCCCGGGTTCTTCCTCTATCAACACGGGGAATCTTGGCGGCGTGCCATGGGAAGTTTCCGTGGATGGTTGGCAGCGGTTTACGGGGTTCTTGGGTAGGCCCTTAGTCGTAGAAAGGACGATGGGCGGATATATGCGAACCTTCACCTTGCGGGACTGTCTCCAAGCATGGGATGCTCTCTTGACCAACAAAACCTATCCTGACCCTCCGACGGTTTCGGGAACCTACAGAGTCACTGATGCTCTTGATGCGATGATTTCTGCTGTATCGGGGCTTTCAGGGGTTCCCGCTTATGGAATGACCCCAACGAATGCCATGCTCGTGACCGACATGTATGAGGACGGCATTATGGAGATCAACAATAGCACCTATCTGGCGGAGATCCAACGGATATGCCAGAACCTTGGCTACAGGGCGCTCTGTGACTGTGCCTTCAAGGACGTGCGGTTGCTAGATGTGACTGCCCTTCCTCTGGGCGCGTTTACTCCCGATGACGATGCGACCATTTCTGCTTCCTATTCCCTTGATGCGACCTCTATCCCTGCGACCGTTCTTGCCTCTGACGACTCACTGGGCAAGGGGGTTGCCTATGGCAAGCAGGGGATAGGCGGGAACTGGCACGGTGGGAACTACGCCATTACGGGGATCAACAACCTCACTTGGGCTTCGACCGTAGGGGTTGCCGAAGACCACTTGGCAGGAATCGCTCATAAGACCTACGACTTGGCCAGAGGTGGCTCGAAGAATCTCACAGTTATTGTGGCAGACCATGAAGCAACGCGCAGGATGGTGGGGCTGGGCCTGATCTGGGACGGTGGGACATACTTCCTCTACTCTCACCACACCCATATCTCGGCATCCGAGTACAAGACGACCTATCAAGCATGGGGAACATGAGCGTCCAGGATACCGAACGGCTCATAGCAACCACCCTTCACTCGGGCAACAAGTTCCTGGACTATGGCACGGTCTCAGGAACAACGATTACCTTTGCCCATAAGTTCGTTGCCAAGCCGATTGTCATTCTTACCCCCCTGGCCGCTTCGGGATCTCCGATTGCCACGGTAGTCAGCATCGATCTAGTGGACGGTTACTATACTCATGCACACATCGTGATGACGGGGGCAACGAGCGTGGACTGGATCACCATCGGGACGGGGATAGGAGTATAACGTGGCCGTAAAGGTTCTTGCAACTGTTCCCCTTACTTCTCCCCCAACGAGCGGGTCTTGTGCAGTTGATGAGACATTTACCATGTCAGAGTATTATACGCTCTCTGGGAATGGTCAAGCGCCAACCGTTATACTTTACTGGCAGTTTGACCAGGGATCTTCGACGTGGATTGACATCCCCACGACAGGGGCCACGGGATTGGTTGCGAGCGGGGGTTCACAGGCCAATGCCACAGTAGATACGACTTATTCTAGAACCATTACCTGCAAGTCAGCGGGAGCCTACGTCATTCGCGCAAGGGGCATTTCCTCGGCCCCCACTACGGTTGATTCCGTCAACCAACCGACCGTTACGGCCGTAGCTATTCCAGCCGCCCCAACCAACGCCCATACAGACAGTAAAACAGATGTTCAGATTGTCATGCATTGGACAGACAACAGCAACAATGAGACTGGATTCAAGATGTACAAAAATGATGCGTACGTCGAAACTATCGCTGCCGATTCGGTCTCCTATACATTTACTGGGCTGACCGCAAGTACCCAATATGATCTTGCGGTCAAGGCAACCAATAACGGAGTCGATTCGGCTGAGGCTCAACTAACTGAAACAACAAGTGCCGAAATCGGCGGAACGATATTTGAGAGTCAGACATCTTATAACGGCGGAATACCTGTATATTCGGGGCAAATTGCACAACAAACATTTACTCCGCAAGCATGGCACTATATCTATAAAGTTAAATTGTATCTGGCGAAAGTGAGTGCGCCGACCGGAGATGTCCAAGTATTCATTGAAACCGACGTAGGGGTTGAGGCTTCTTCTGACGTGAAAGCGGCAACTGCCATCATAACGGGGGTTAATACATTTACGTTTGATGGAACGTACATCTTGATGCCCGAAAGGGTATATACCATCAAGGTTACCTGTACCGGGGGAAATTCCTCAAACTATATACAGGTATACATATATTCTCATGCGATAACCGACATCTATACTCGTGGGGCGCTTTTGGACTATACCCCCTACAAAGATATCTACTTTGTAGAAACTGGAGCCGAAACAACAAACCCCGGCAGGATGGTGTGGACTTCAAGGGATGTTCCCGATGGATATAACTGGGATTGTGTTACTTTTGGCAACGGGATATTTGTTGCGTTGTCAATGCAGGGGAATCTTGCCGCAGTAAGTTCCAATGGAATAGATTGGACAACATATCCGATAAACGTGGGAATTGATGTGCCGTGGTCTTCAATGGCTTATGGCAATGGGGTTTTTGTTGCCAACACACACCATACGACGCAGGAAATATCGTACGGAGGCTCTCTTTATACCATATCTAGCCCCGATGGGATTAACTGGACGTTGAATACGATGCCCGCACAGAAACAGTGGTCTGCATCGACGTTTGCTCATGGCCTATTTGTTGTCATATGCAACCTTGGAGAACGAGAAGTTGGCGTAAGCCCCGATGGAGTTAACTGGTCTCTTGGCTATTTTCCTGAATACGACCCCAACCCCACCTGGAATGCGATCGCATGGAACGAAACCGCAGGTCTGTTCTTTGCATCTACTCTTGCCTACGGAGTTATCGCGGCGACAAGCCCGAACGGTATTGATTGGACAACCCACAATTTGCCGGAGGAATTATCGTCTGGGGCGGCCGCAGGTGGGGCGGGCCTGTTTGTTGATGCCGCAAAAAATGAATCGCGCGTTTTTACTAGTCCCGATGGGATTACCTGGACAGAGAGGGCTTTGCCAGTAAGCGGCTCTTGGGGCAGTTCGGTTTTTGGAGATTCTCTGGGTGCCGGGGGTGATGAGGGATTCGTTATTTTGGAGAGTAGTTCCTATACCTTTGTATCAAGTCCCGACGGCATTACCTGGACAGAAGAATATGTGCCAATAGTGGGCGGATGGGGGCATATCGCCTATGGTTGGGGCATGTATGTGGCAGTGGCCAATCAAGCATGTGTTACCAGCGGGGCAATTATTCCCCCCGTTGCTGTTGTTTATTCTTTCCCCTGGCTCGGTAAATTCCAATTGTGTCACAAGGTAGCATAGGAGGCATTCATGCCCGGACGTTACAACATCACGATACGACAGGGAGACACGTTTGCGGAGACGTTCACCTTTGTGGCTATTCTCCTCACCAGCTACTCTGGCCTCATGCAGTGGCGGGATGCGGATAGGACGGTCAAAGTGACCTGTTCTTCTACTGCCGATCCCCCCACGATGACCATTGCCGTAGGGTCTGTTGATTCGGTTATCACTCCGATTATCACGGCAACCCAGACGGCTGCGCTTGCTGCCGGGGTCTACTCCTATGACTTGCAACTAACCTCTCCTGCGCCCTCGAGCATCGTGACCACGTATCTCGAGGGAACGGTCACGGTTGTCGCGGACGTGACGATTCCAGCATGACCATTACGGTCAACAAGAACGACGTCATGGTTTCTCCAACGACCACGACGGTCAATGTCACCGTTACGCCCGTCCCCGCCACGATTGTTCTTACGGCAGGAGTTCAGGGGCTGCAGGGGGTGCCGGGGAACATCACTTGGAGGGGGGCCTATGCCGCAGGGACGGCGTATGTCCATGATGACGGGGTTTCCTATAACGGCAGCTCGTATGTCTGCCTTGTGGCTTGCACGGGCGTTATCCCAGAAGTGGGGGTCAACTGGTCGATGATTGCGGCAGCAGGCGGAGAGTTGACAGGAGTGGATGGTGGGACGTGGACGGCATAATAATTATGGAGGCATGAGATGGCAGTAACGATTCAAATCAAGAGGAACGCAAACACCGATGCGGGGGCACTTGCTATCGGTGAACTTGGATTTCATGACGTAACAGTGGGTGCCGTGTGGATTGGCTCGACCACGGGCAACCAGCAGATTGCTATGAAGGCGTATGTTGACAGCGTAGCACAGGGACTGCACCCTATCGGTGATGTCGTGGCGATGACCACAGGTGCCCTGGCTGCGTGCGGGTATGACAACGGCACGCTCGGCGTCGGCGCAACACTGACCGAAGACGCCGCAAATGGCGCTCTTGCCGCGCAAGATGGGGTGACACTGACCCTGAACCAGCGGTTGTTGGTCAAGGACCAAGCGGACACGTTCGAGAACGGTGTCTATCAACTCTCTATCGTTGGCGACGGCGCAACGAAGTGGGTTCTCACTCGCGTCACGGACATGGACGTTGCGAACGAAATCGCGTCTAGGTTCGTCTTCGTCTCGGGCGGGACGACTGGCGCAAACACCGGTTGGGTGTGCACGACTGAACCCGAAGCCGTCGTTCTTGGAACGAACGCCATCACGTTCGCGCAGTTCTCGGCGGCTGGACAGATTACGGCGGGGACGGGCCTCTCCAAGTCGGGTAACACGATTGGCGTAGGCACGATTCTTGGGAGACTCGTTACGGTTGGAGAGTCGGCCTCAGATGGTCAGATTCTTGTTGGTACGGCGTCTGCTGGCGTTCTCGCGTGGGAGAGTGGGGCGACTGCCTTGACTTCCCTTGGAGCACAGGCGGCGCTGACGATGGGTATTGCTGATACGAACAACCCCATTATGGATGAGACCGCAGAAGATAACGATTATGCCAAGTTCACGGCGACCGGGTTTGAAGGCCGGACGTATGCCGAAGTCAAGACTGATCTCGGTTTGTCCAATGCCCTGAACCTCGTCAACAACCTCGCGGCTTCTGCGGCTCCCGGGGCGACCGATGACAGTGACCCTGCGGGTTATGGGATTGGTTCTCTATGGCTCGATACGACGGCTGACAAGGCGTACATCTGCCTTGATGCAACGAACGGGGCAGCAGTTTGGAAAGAAATCAGTCCTGCTGGCGCTGGCGCTTCTGCTGCTCTTGACAACCTTGCCTCTGTTGCCATCAACGCGGCCCTGATTCCTGGAACTGCGGGCGCGCTCGACGTCGGTTCTACTGCAAAGCCGTGGGCTGCACTCTGGCTCGCGGGTGCTAGTGGAACTCCCGGAACCAACCAGTTCAAGATTACGGGTACTGCTGCTGGTGGTTTGAAAACAATCACCATGCCCGACCTGACAGGCACGATGCTTCTTGATACATCCACCATCGATGGTGGAACGTGGGCGGCCTAGTGAGCGAGATACAGATTACCGACAATCAACTGTTTGAAATCATCGGTAGGAAGGAAGTTGAACTCTATTCTGTCAATAAGGAATTGGACGCCTACCGCGTGTCTCTTGAAACAACGAAGGGACTTGCAACAGAGGTCAATGCTCTCAGGGCGGCGAAACCCGCCCTGGAGACATCCAATAAACAGTTGGCTGATAAGAACATTGAACTAGATAGGGCGCTCACAGAAGTCCGCAAGGAACGTGAGGCTATCCGCGTGGAACTGACGAAGAAGACGGCCGACCTCGATGCGGCAAACGCACGGGCAGATGGGGCGGCGAAGAACGTCATTCTCTTGAATCAGTCTGTCGAGAATGAACAGAAGCGTGTGGCGGACTTGCAGTTTCGCCTTGATGAGCTTCATGCGAGTATCGCCACACCGAAGAAGCTCAAGAAGTAGGGGGTGACGCATGGCGCAACAGACGATTATGAAAGCCTATCGGGGGGTGGCCGCGTCACTCCCTACCCTTGAGGCCGGGCAACTAGGGTTTACGACGGATACTGAGGTCGTCTATATCGGCGATGGCGCGACAAACCATCAGCTGATGATGGCCTCAGTCCACGTCCATCAGGTCGCCCATGGTCTTTCGGTGGGCAACGTTATCTACTGTTCGGGGGCCAACGCCTATACGAAGGCGAATGCTGCTGCTGCTGCTACCGCCGATGTCGTTGGAGTTGTCTCAATCGTGGCTGGGAATGATGATTTTATCTACTGTGCCATCGGCAAGATGTTAACGGGCGTTCCAGCCGTTGCCGCCGGGACAGTTCTGTTCCTCTCTGACAGTACCGCAGGTGCCCTGACGGCAACGGAACCTACGGCTGTCGGGCACATCTCCCTTCCTATCGCTATCGTGACCGAGAACGCCGTCTCCATGATTGTCTACTCATGGCGTGGCATGGAGATTGGAACGGCGGGGTCTGGTGATGTTATCGGCCCTTCCTCCGCCACTGATGGTCATCTTGCTGTGTTTGATTCGACAACGGGCAAACTCATCAAGGATGGCGGGGCATGTACTGCCGCTGGTCTTGCCCTGCTGGACGACGCCAACGCAACCGCTCAGATCGCGACCCTAGGGCTTGACGCAGATATAGCAACTCTTTCCCTGCCAGCCAGTACGACCATCTCTGCTGCGGGGGCTGCTCTCATTGATGATGCGAGTGCGGCAGCACAACTCGTAACTCTTGGCGCACTTCCTCTCGCTGGCGGAACCATGACGGGCAACCTCATCATGGACAACATGAACGTGACCCTTATCAAACTCCTGACCCTTCACGGAGAGATTGACGATGGGAACTCCTCAACCGCCGATACGATTAACTGGAATACGGGAACGGCGCATAAGTCTACTCTGACGGGGAACGTCACGTTTACGTTTACGGGAGGAACCGATACTGTTCCCCTGATGACCTCTAATACCGCACCTTCCGGCATCTGCTCTGCCTCATCGGTACATACGACCTATGCGGCATGGAAAGCGTTTAATAATAATACCGATGACTATGACTGTTGGTTTTCAGAAGGAGTTGGTGTTCCCGCATGGATTCGATACCAATTTGCTGCGGCAACCGAGATTGATGCCTACTCACTTGTCTGTAACTCCAACGCGGGTTATGGTTATCCAACTGCGTGGACGCTTGAGGGTTCAGCAAACGGAGCAGATTGGACGGTCTTGGATACACGGTCAGGGCAGTCATTCACGACTAAAGAAAAGAAAACCTATTCCCTCGCCGCTGTCGCCTCCTATGCGTACTATCAGTTGAACATCTCTGCCGTAACGGGTACTACTTACATTGAAATCCTTGAGATGGAACTGTTGACGGGGGCAATTACCGACCCATCAACTCCCTGCTTCCTCACCCTGAAACTCGTTCAGGACGGCACGGGCGGAAGAACGGTCACATGGCCTTCAACGGTCAAGGGTTCCCCCGTCATCAACCACGCCATCAATTCAACGTCCAATGTCCTGTTCTACTGGGATGGCACGAACTACTACACCTTGAACGGATTACCGTGGGTTACGGCTCCCGCAGCCTCCGCAGCCGCAGGATTTCCCGGTCAGATGGCATGGGACGCTTCGTACATCTACGTCTGTACCGCAGCGAATACTTGGGAACGAGCTGCGATTGCAACGTGGGCATAAGGAGTTGATATGGGAAACGTAGCATTAACTGGGCTAGCACTCAAGGGCGACAAGGGCAATACGGGAACGGGCATACCCGCCAATGGTGCCACGACCCAACTCCTGCAATATGATTCGGCGGGCGTTGCGAAGTGGGTTACGGTTTCATCTGACGTTGCCATAGCAGACGCAGGTGCGGTCACCATTGCTGCTGCCGCCGTCACGCTGGCGAAGATGGCAAACCTGGCACAGGACTTAATTATCGGTAGAGCCACCGCTTCTACGGGTGTTCCTGAAACGATTTCCTGTACTGCGGCGGGACGGGCATTATTGGATGACGCAAATGCAGCGGCACAGATTGCTACTCTAGGGCTTGATGCAGACATCGCCACCCTTGTCCTACCCGCAAATACGACCATCACGGCGGCAGGAGCGGCACTGATTGATGATGCCGCGGCCTCTAACCAACTCACGACTCTTGGAGCGATGCCGCTTGCTGGCGGTACACTATCGGGCGACATGACCCTCGGGGAGAATACCGCTGTTGCCCTTGACCCCGCAGGTTCTGCTGATGAAAAGTGGTCAGGAATTACCGTATCGGGAACGGCGGGGGCTACCCTTGCCATTGGAGACTTGTGTTACCTTGCTTCCTCATGGAAGTGGCTGCTTGCCGATGCCGATGCCGCTACAACCTCGGGAAGCGTTGCGCTCGGATTGTGTATTCTTGCTGGCAACGACACCCAGGCAACCAATATGCTGCTCCTTGGCACAATGCGCTCTGCGGCCTTTCCTGCAAGCATCACCGGTGGCGTCCAACTTTACGTCTCACAGACCGCAGGAGATATGACGACAACCATTCCTACGGGAGCCGACGTTGTCGTAAGAGTGTGCGGTTGGGCCATTCTGACTGAACCGAACACAGTTTACTTCAACCCGTCAACGGACTTCATCACAAGGGTGTCGTAAATGGCCCGAATCCTCAGTGATGTCACATTATCGGTTCCTGCTGGAAGTACCAATAAGAATGTCAACGATACGTTCACGATGACCCAGCAGTATGCCACGACAGGTACGGGCACATCCCCCGACTGTACGCTCCACTGGCGGTACGACCAAGGGACGGGAACATGGATTGACATTCCGACTTCGGGAAGTACGGGGCTTACTGCCGATTCTGGGGCGCAGACAGCGGCGGCGCGCATTACAGACTATTCCCGAACAATCACCTGCAAGTCGGCGGGGGTTTTTGTCATTCGTGCGTGGGCGCATGACATTACAAACTCCATTGATAAGTATTCAAGTAACGCGCCCACCATGACGGTCTCTGCCGCCGCTGGCCCCGCTCTTCTCAAGACCGTCAATGGTCTGGCTGTTGCATCGGTCAAGACCTTGCGGAGCGGATTGGCGATTGCAAGCGGAAAGACGTTCAATGGATTGGCATGACCTACTGGTTCAAGGTTTTCTGCTGGGTTTGGGGGGTCATATGAAACGAGGCTGTATCGGGTGTGACAATGTGGTGCTTGGGGCCGATCACCTCACGATCTGCGATTACGAGAGCCACAAGGATCGGGCTCCGAAGTGGTGTCCGCTGCTGCATCCTGCCGATGTTCGGCAAGGACCGACATGGCTCGTGGTGGCGATCCTCTGTGTGACGCTGGGGGTTGGTGGATTCTCCCTGGGACGGACTACCGAGCAAGCCGCGGTCGCTCCTGTTGAAACCCCTGAACAGACAGCGGTGCAACTGGCTTCTCAGGTCACCGTTCTCTATCCCTCCTATCTAACATACAGCCAGCAGAAGAGGCTGCTCCAGAAGACCCTGCTTTCCAGGGTGGATTTCATCTACATCGAACGGCGCATCTACGAAGAGACCGGCGTCTACGTTGATGCCCTGACGGTTATGGCGATCTGTGCTCACGAGAGCGGATGGGGAAGCAAGCATTGGGCAACAGAACACAACAACCCCATGTCGTGGGGCGTTAGTGATTCCAATCCCGACCAGACGGTCTATCCAAGTGCCACCTATGGCGTGTACATTGCAGTCAGGGGATTGGTCAGTCTCTATTACAAGCCGGGCGCGACTTATTACAGTCTCACACTCTGGGACATGAATAAATACTATTGTCCTGGAAGTGCAGAATCCCTTGCGTGGGCAAACGGGGTCGATGCTATTGTCAAGGAACTGGAGGCCAAGTTGACGCCGGAACAGTTGATGCGTCGATGGGCAAATAAAACTGGATTGCTGGACGCGCCGACCGACTGGTCAAATGATGCGACCCATCGCCTAGGATGGGCGCTGTGGAAGGTTCAGAACTCGCCCGTAGTGGCAGGGAGGTAGGGGATGGATTATTGGACAACGGTTGTTTGGCAGGTCGTCATCGCACTCGCACCCATTATCGTGGGTATCTGCATGAAGTTGGTGCAGGATTTCATCTTGACACGGAGTGAGGCAATACAACTAAAGATTCGTACCGCCATTGAGGACGCCATCAAAGCGGCACAAAAGATTGAACCTGACGTCACGAAGCGCAAGGACTGGGTTGTGGTTCAAGTGTTGCGCATCTTCCCAAGCCTTGACCCCATATTCCTGTCCACCCTGATTGAATCTATTCTTGCGACGCTGCAATTAGATGAAGGTACGCTCTGGTCTGAACTTCCTCCGACTCCGGCTGAGTGATTGGCTGAAACGATTAGGTCATGCCCTTGTCCATGCGGCGAAAGCCGCGTGGACGGGGCTGGAATACCTGCTTGGGGATGAGGTTCACTGGAAGGTCATAAACAGATTGCTCAAGGTAGCAGTTGTTATCGCGATTATATTGGCAGTTCGCTATGGATGGCTCGCGAATGAAAAACTCGATTGGCTGGCGAGCCTCTTTGGGCCTATTTTGGGTGTCGAGTACCCCTGGCGGGTGATTCCGTAGGGATGGTGAGATGAGGAACAATATCATTCGGCTAGTTCTTGCGTTCCTGGTCTTTGTCTTATGTCTTGGGGCGATGCACTTCACAAAAGGGGTGACAGTCTTCGAGACGGGCATGCCGGCGGAAGTACAAGAACAACTGAAAAAATTGCTCAAACCTTAGAAAAAGCCCAACAGGGTAAGGGAGGGGCGTGTTGAAGACGCTTCTGTTCGTCATGCTCGTGGTCATGTTACTCATTTCTACCGGTTGCAACACGACCGTTAGCGGCAAGCGGTTCGGAGACGAGCCAGTGGACGTGCGGGCATTTGTTGACCCTGCGCGGGTCAAACTGTACGGCAGTATTCAAACGGCGTGGAGCGCCCTGGAAACGGGCTACATCTACCGCCCCGACGATTGGTACATCAGTGACAAGAATGGACAGGCCATCAGCGGGGGAACGGATACTTGGCTGCTTCCCGTTGAAACGCAAGTCCTCATCGACAATCCCCTGCGGGCGATGGACTGCGAGGACGGGGCGGCATGGCTGGCCTCTGCCCTCAAGAAGCAGGGGTATGACGCCTGGCTGTGTGTGGGAACCCTTATTGTGAGTGGACAGGTCTACGGACACGCCTGGTGCATGGTCAAAATTGGCAGCGGATGGACAACCTACGAGACGACCGTGAACGAGGTCATTCCTGGACTGCCCGGGATTTACGCCCTCTCCTGGCGAACAAACGGGGAGATCACGTGGAGGACGCTTGTTACGGGCACAGACACAATCATTGACCAATTACCCCTTGAACTGCTGGGAGAATTGCGAGAAGAACTGAGCGGTTGGAACTAACGGTGAGGGCAGAGAAATCTGCACGGCAATGCTCTCTGCCCTCGTAGTAAGCGGCTGCTCGTACCATTGAGTACGGGCGAAGGAGGTTGTTTTGAGCAACCTGGCCTTCACGCGAGGGCGTAGCGCCTCGCGTATTGAGAAAATTATCAGAGATTCTGCTTTTGTCAAATGCGAAGGTGAACTATTTTGGTCATAATTTCTGTAGAGAAGGTCCCGAAAAAACTGCTGGAGATTTACAAGAACAAAGATGGTACGGTTCCCGGCGGTGTGACTCTGACCCCGAAAGAGGCAGACGGATTCCGGAAACTCGAGGTCTTGATTCAGGAGAAAATGTCTCAGTACCGGACCCGATTGGTCCTGGCACATGAGTTATTCCATTGTTTGCAGCACCTGACCGGCTGCGCAATGGATGAGGCCGCCAACAATGAGATTGATGTGATCATGGTGGCCGCCCTCAAGGAAAAGCGAAAGGTGAAAAAATGAGACTCGTTGAAATAGAGGACAAGCGAAATGCTTGTTACTTGTTGCCCCTGGGCGATCTTCATGCGGGCAGTCCGCAGTCGGATTTGACCAAGTTTGAGGGCTACCTGAAATGGGCAAAAGAAGAGAAGGCGTACATCTTCGGCATGGGCGACCTATTCGACACAGTGGTCATCGGTGGGGTATCCTCTCCCTTTGGGGCCACAATGGGTCTCAGAGATGCAAAGAAATACCTCAGAGATAGGTTGCGGCCGGTCAAGGATTTGATTCTTGGCATGATTCTCGGCAATCACGAGGCCCGACTCGTCAAGTATGCCGACTGTGACTTGATTGAGGATTTGTGCGATGACTTGGGGGTTCCCTACTGTGGCTTCTCCGCCGTGCTGCATATCGGGGTCGGGCATAACGCCCGCAAGAACGTCCGTAAGAATGGGGAACGAGAATGGGTGGGGACCAGGATATCCTACCAAGGCTATTTCCATCACACCACTGGCGGAGGCTCCACCCCGGGAGGAAAGTTGAATCGGGTCTACAAGTTGACAGACCTGTTTGAGGGAGCGGACTTTCTTGTCGGGGCGCACAATCATCTTGAAGCTGCGGCCCCGATTGACCGCTATCGTCTCCACGCCACGAAAGAGGGCAAGTCTATCCTAAAGGTCGACAAAGTGTTCTTGATTGACTCTGGCTCATTCCTGAACTGGGACGGGTCATATGCAGAACAGATGGGATTACCGCCAAGCCATACGGGGTGTCCGAGAATCAGGTTAGATGGACTCAGACACGATATTCATGTCAGTCAGTGATTTGGCGGAGTGATACAGTAACCAAGTCTCATATCCTGCATTGGCGCAAGTTGTTGGCGCAAGTTGTCGTAGTAGATTGACGCAGTACCCTGGTTCCCGTTATCGCGGGATTAAATGGACCGAACGAGCCAGCCAGGATTAGCTCGCCTACCATGTGTAGAAGGAGTTATGCCAGAGTTCTGCTCTGTGCATCCAACTTGCCGCCCGCCACCACGGGGGCGGCTCGTCATTTGGTCGGCCCAAATGACAACCTCTCTCGTCATTTGGTGGTGACAATAGCACCATTGCGTGGCGACATTGGACACGGGGTTGACAGAAAGGCGGGCAATAGGGATATAATATACCAATTGCGCCCCGAAGTGTCAAGGGCCTGCTCCGGTATTGCGCGAGAACCCGCGTAAAAGTAGAGCGGGATTATTCTTGTAGCATTATGCTAGTAGGATAACGCGCAACGTGTTACATGGTTTGGGATTCATACGCAAAACCGTATATATATCAACTGTACACGTCATGTAGTGTACGCGTTTGTGTTATCTCCGCAGAAGTGTGCTAACTTCCATGTTTACGTCCGTAAAAGTGGCAGACACCTCCAGACACCTCCGGACACCTCCGGACACCTCCGGACACCCCATGCTCGGTTGTTATCAGAAGTGTTTATTATTTGCATTTGACCTATCGATACTGGTGCTTCTGGTATCGTTATGACATATAGGATGCAGAATGTGTCCCTAATTCGCAATCTCGCGAGCCGAGACGTATCCTAGCACCACTTACCCTTATTTAGCCCCGCCCTGCCTCCGTTTCGGAATAGCCCTATAGCCTTTATTGACTTCCGCCATATCTCTATTATTCTATCATTCATCTGCGCGGCGAAAGGATCCCCATGATAGGAGACAAATCGAAGGCACTATTTATCCTCACCACAATTCGTCTAGACAAGGATTTTCAGGCCGATCTTCGCATGTGGTGCATTCATCATCATTTGTCGATGTCAAAATTCATCGAGGCGGCGGCAAGAGAGAAATTAGCGAGCCTTTTGGAGGACGAAATTCGAGACCAGGAAAGCCCCTCAAAATAACCAATTCTGATAGAGAACCGTGGAGGCGGCATGATTGCTCAATGTCATGCCGTTTTCCATATCTGCATAATCCCATATTGGCGCTGTTCTATATCTATGTTTCTCAATATCCACATCGATTGTTGTCATCAACGATTGAAGCCACTTTGAGCGTTTCGTGATGACCAATCTTCACAACTAATTCACGATTACCTCTTGCATTGGCTCACGATAAGCAGACAATAGGGCCAGACAGGGAACGGCAATTCCGTATCTGTGAGCAGACGGTGCCCGCGGGCAGCTGCCACAAGTTAGAACCCCCGGCAAGGGGAAGAAAGAGTTCTGGGAAGGTACAAAATGAAGACAATCCGCTATAGGGGCAACATTAAAGAAGTGGGTGCGTTTGGACGTATGAGTCTCGGGAATCTCAACGTCAAACGACGCGCGAAGAATGGCGAGATAATACGAGTCAGGGGCGCGGACTGTACAAGGCTGGCAAAATATTGGCTGTCGGGTCCGATGGAAAGAATCGAGTTTCAGGTGACCAAATGAGGCGCCTTAAATAGGGTAGTTGGTAATCCCCCGGCAAGGGGAAGGGAGCGTAGCGGTGGAAATCAAAGAACTCGAATGGAACGTCGATCTTAACCTGAGCGTTGAACCATATCCTGAACCATGTCCTTGGTCCTGCCCGGTCGCATGCGGGAACTGTAAAAAATCAGACTGCTCGGATCGGGTTTCGGAGTACCATGTTAGATGAAACGGATCTGATTCCATTCTGCAACGATTCTGAAACGCGCCTATGCCACGATGCTCTTCGAGAAACCTGGTGGATTTATGCTCCAACAGCAGGACGTATGTTCCCGTGGGCAAAAACTCCTGAGGGGGCGTGGAAGCAATGGTATATTGTCTTGGCAAACATGACGCCGGATCCGAAACTCAAAAGTATCTTCTTGACTGCGGCAAGAGACATCGTAGGTGCAATCCCGATGGATATTCTAGTTAAAGCAATGCACCCCGAGGAGGTGAAGTAGTGTTAACGGCAAAAAATGAAGGCGGGGAAAGGATCGTTATTCCCGCCGGTACGCATGTTGCACGGTGTTACGGGATTATCGATCTGGGAACTCAATATTCTGAGCGCTTTGGAAGTTCTACCAGAAAGGTCCAAATCCAGTGGGAACTCCCAAACGAGCTCATGGATGACGGACGCCCGCTGGCAATCTCTAAGCGGTACACCTTGAGCGTTAACGAAAAGGCCAATCTCCGCAAAGACCTGGAAAGTTGGCTTGGAAGAGGCATTACTATCGAAGAAGAAAAGAATGGGTTTGCCCTTGGGGGAATGCTCGGGGCCCCGTGTCTTCTATCCGTGATCCATGCGGAATCAAATGGTAAAACATTCGCCAATATAGCAGGGGTGATGTCGGTTCCCAAGGGCACGAAGGTTCCTGACCAATCCAATCCTGCTGTTTCCTATGATGTCGAAAATGGCAAGGATGCGGTATTTGAGAAGTTGCCTGAGTGGATTCGTACCATTATCGAGCAGAGCAAGGAGTTCAGGGGCGAAGACGAAGCGAGCCCCGAAGACCTGGCCGAGGCCCCTGTTCCCTTTGAGTTTCCTGAAGAGCCGCCCGAATCCTATCTCTACAATGGCAAAACCTATACCCGCGAGGAATGGCTACTCCGGCTTCATCAAGCTTGTGCTGGACGATTCATTGAGCCAACGGACATGGATTCGCTCGCCCATGACGACTTGCAGGCCGCCGGGAATGTTATCATCAAGCAGTATTTCGCATTGGCGGAAATGGCCAGGATTGAGGAGAAAAAGCGGGCGGCGGCAGAGAGGAAGGTGACATAATGCAGATTACGATGGAGGGGAAGTATCGGACTCGCGATGGGCGCGGAGTAAGGATTTTGTGCCTAGACGGGCCCAATTTGTCTTATCCGATTGTTGGCTTTATTGTGGGCGAACTAGATACGTCAGCATGGACGGATGCGGGATTCGTGATGAGAACGCAAGAAACGGATAAAGACCTCGTTCCCGTCCTCACGAAGCATGGAGGGTGGGCGGCCGTATCGGTTTCAAGACATTGGATAGGAACGGCTTATGAAAACTACGTCGATGCACTCGCCGATGCGCTACAACAGACGAGGGAACATGACCCCCCAGCTTACTCTGTTACGCGGGTTTATGCCCTTGACTCCGTTCCGATTCCCGTCCCCACGAAGCATGAGATGTGGGTATTGATTACGGACAACAATCCCCACAGAGACATTGGACCAGAGCGCTATCCGACCCTTGCTGAAGCGGAAGCATGGTGTGATAAGAACAAGGGAGAAGCCGTAGCCCATGTAACTTGGGCGGGACCTAGTTGGAATGAGGCGAAATGAAATGGGCATCACAGCGGAAGAACTCAAGATTCTCAAATCATCACCCCACGACTTGGCGGTTACCGTGGGTTTGCTATGTTTGGCGCAAGGTATCCCGGCAATCAAAGTTCTGGAGGACGTGTACCACGAAGGACAACGCAGCGTCACCGACGATCCCCAGGCATTTGGATTGGTAGGTTCGCCATGCTGACCACGCCCGGGTGCAATACGTCAGCAAATGAGTACATCGAGCAAATGTTCAAGGCCTTGGCAGATCTGGGGACGTTAACCGACCAGTATCGGGGATTGCTTTCTGATGCAGTCAACAAGTCTGCGGACTATCACGAACTTTATGCCAAGGTCCTGCTGGAAGAAAAGGCAGGAGAGGGGAAGGTTACTGTTGATGAACTAAAGGCAAAAGTCACCCAACGAGTAACTGCCTCTGAGCGAGCTGCCGATATTGCCGAAGCCCTGGTCAAGGCAACCCGTGAAGCGCTAGAGCTGAGAAAGGAAACGATCGACGCATGCCAGAGCGCGTTGGCTTACTCTAGAGCAGAGATGGAGCGGACGCCCAATGCCGAGCCGCCAGTTCATCCCTTTTATAGCGAGGCAAGAAGGCCATGAGAAAAGATCCGGCCGGCACTTACCGCGTTTTTTGGTTTTACCGCAGTAATGGTGAACATTATCATGGCGACCGTATCGTCAAGGCCGCTTCTAGGGAAGCGGCACGGCAGATGATCATTGATGAATTGAAAGCACAGGGCGTGGATGGCCCTGAGATTTGCTCGACCTTTATATTGCCAGAGGCAAAGGAGGCCGCGATATGAGGACATTGTTATCGCTTGAGCAACGCAAGCATGACTTGCGTGTTGACCTCGTCAAGGCAGTAACGAGGGATGGCAGAAACGCCGCGTCAGTCCAGAAAGTATACCGCAAGTTGCTAGAAATCCAGAAGGCGGAAGGGTATTTGCTGAGGCGTGGCTAGGGTGCCACTTGCATCGCTACGCCCGTGAGTATACTATTGGTGGCAGCTAGGATAGGTTCGCGACCCTCCAAAACCGGTCTTATCCCCGGTGCTGCCGCCTTTCAAAATAGGATAAGAAAGGATAAGTGCGAGACAATGACGCCACACGAAGAGAAGCTCCGACGCAAGGCCACCATATGGACTAAGAATTCTGGAGTTTTCGATCAAAAGGCCTTCTTCGATGGACACGGTATGGCTAAGGATTACTATGAGAAAAAAGATCGTGAAAGAGAAAAAGAAGAGTGCGAAGCAAGGGCGCGGCGGAAACAGGAAGTCGATGACGCGGCCATGAGAGTGGCGGCGGGGAAGATCCCGAAATCTAGGGGCAATATCAGGCGGTTTGTTTCTGAGAAAACCATTCAGAGGCTACATCGTAGCCAGCATGATCACTGTGCTGTCTGTGGAAAGAAATTATATAACAAGTTCTACGTTGATCACGACCACGTGACGAACGCGGTCAGGGGACTTTTGTGTCTGCAATGCAATGTAATGCTTGGCATGGCGCACGATGACGCCGATGTCTTGTCTAGCGGGGCAAGGTATATCAGGAAGACAGATAGGCAAGCTTCGAGCAAATCCCGACCGGAATTGGATTTGTTGTTCACAAACTAAAAACTTGTGAACTCGCCAATGTTAGAGCACATTCTACGGTTACCACAAAAGAGGCCATGCCCCCCGGGGTATAACAACCGAGCAATGATCGGTAGTTCGGCAATGGATACCCCCGGCTTGACAGCACGATGAAATTGAGTACAATAATGCCGTGGCGGTCTAGTGCTTTCCGACGGGATAGCATGAACCCGCGCCTGCTCTCGGGACCGCCACTCTTTCAAATGGGGCAGGAAAGACCAGGTGAAATAACAGATGAGTCTTGAAAGCCCTCAGTTAGAAGACGGTTTTCTGAAGATCGTCAATTCTATAGCCGAAACCCTCGCTCGTACCCAATTATCGGGGTATGAATCGAGGGTTTTGTGGTTTCTCTGGCGCAAGACCTATGGATGGAATAAGAAAAGCGATCTTATTCCTCTCAGTCAGTTCGTGGATGGGACAGGAATTGATAAGAAACATGTCTTGAATACTATCGAGCGATTAGTTCAAAGGAACATTATCTTCAAATCTGGTACCGAAATGCGTACCAGAAAACCAGGAACGTATGAATTCAACAAGCATTTTGGAGGGTGGAAACTGGTACCGAAATCCGTACGGGTACGGAAATCCGTACCAGAACTGGTACCGAAATCCGTACCAAATCTGGTACGGAAAAAGGGGCCCTCAATAGAAAGAGTACTTCCAACAGAAAAGGTCTTTAAGAGATTCGTCATCGCGAACAAAATCGATGACGATCCCGTAGTTCTCCTTTATCGCAAGATTTGTGTTCCCGCCGGCTTGCCGAATGTTCTGGCTCTTACTCCCTTCCGGATTCGGGCAATCAAACGGATCATCGGTGACTATGGCCTCGAGGGTCTTGAGGCTCTTTTCCGTAAGGCCATTACATCTGATTTTCTTCTGGGGCGATCTCCCTCTAAAACACATCTAGGCTGGCGAGCCGATTTTGATTTCCTTGTGAAGGCGGATACGCTCGTCTATATCAACGAGGGTTCGCGCTATTTTGATGAGCCCTTGATTCAATCTGGGCCCCTCGAACCTGTGCCAATTTGGACAGAAGAACAGGATCGGCAACATAAAGAGCAAGCCCGAAAGTGGCTTGACGATGATGGAGCAAAGGAAGAAGAGAGATGACTAAGGTAGAGCGATTCAGGCAAGGCCTGAAGAAACTAAGGGCTGATGGAAAGATGCTTGTCTTTGTGGGCGCGGTTAGTGAAGACTCTCCTGCAGGGTACGTCATCAACATTGATTTGTTTGTTCATCTGGACTGGATGCCGAAGAATATGACCGCCGATCTTGTTCTGGATAAGGAGATGTGCCAGCGAGCCGTTGATGGCGATGTGTCTGTCCGGCATTATATCGAAAGTGAAGCAAGGCGTAGCATCACTCGCAGTCTTCTAGCGGATCTAAAAAGGGTTTTGCCGGAAGGTGCAGTTGTGACCATTGCGGCAAAGGAGGCAATCGATGACCAAGGTAGAAGAACTTGCTGAGAGTATGTCGCAGAAGATATGGCTCGATATATCTGAGCCGCAACTTCCATTGAAGGATAGGTACAGACTTATGAAAGATCGCATCGTCTACGGACTGAATGCCGCCCATGCCGAAGGCGCGGCAGAGGAAAGGGAGAGGATACGGAAGCTAGGAACCCTTCACGATAAAGGGCAGTCATTCCCGTTCTATAGCGTGGTTGCCTCCGTCCTTGCCCCCCCAAAGGGGCGTGAGCCATGAGCTTTTTCCGTAAACGCAGCCAGCATTGGGAACCCGTTTATAAGGCATGGCCTGATACGTTCTTGGGAGATGCTTTTACCCGTTATACGCATCGATACAATGTCAACATGGACGGTAGTGGGGCGGAGGAGTTTAACTACGATTCTCAGGGTGGGTATTGGCATGCACTCATTCCCGAAAAGGAGAGGATCCTTCGCAACCATATGAAACGCTTGCCGGATGGGCGATGGTTGGCGGAGGTGAGCCATGAGTGAACTTGAAGAACTACTGGCAACACTAACGGTTGAGGAATTGCGAGAACGGATATTGGAGGGAACCAGGGGACTTTCGACTATCTGCATTCCGAAAGAACTTGATGCTTTTGCTGCTGCTGTTGACGCTCGCGCTTATGCCAAAGGCGTGGCAGAGGAGAGGGAGAGGATACTGGCCGAGAGTTCGTGCATTGCCGCCGATGACCGTTCGTTGCATCAGTCTGGGCGCGAGTTTGTGACGGGCGAATTATGGTATTACTTTCCTGCCTCCGTCCTTGCCCCCCCAAAGGAGCGTGAACCATGACTCTCATTGAACTTGTTCCGCCTCTTGCTGTCTGCCAGCAGTTGAAGGAGAAGGGGTTCCCGCAGGACACGGCGCTGGCATGGCAACGGTCTACGATAGACAAGGGACACCCAGCTAGCGTACATGTCGTGGGAGATAACAGTGCCTTGTGTATCGAAGACTTCTTTGAGGACGTCTGTGCCGCCCCGACCGCAGAGGAGATCCTGAGAGTGTTGCCCGTGCTTATAGATATTAGGGGCAGTTGTGCTTCACTCCAATCGTGGGTTAGTGCGATGAACGACTTTCCTTTCTACGTGGGGTGGCAAACCCACCATTTACCTACGGAGATAGAAGGTCCTTGGTATGGGGGTAATGGGCTGTCTGAATCCGCCGCTCAAGCGTATCTGTGGTGGAAGGCCCCCCCAAAGGAGCGTGAGGCATGAGCATTAGGATTCGGTTTAGCCCGCCTGATCGATACGATCCCAATATCCCCGCGGGGGAATTGTGTGGGGA